TTCTTATACAAGATCTTACATCATGATGTGTCGTTAGAATTAAGGGACCAGATTCAACCGTTAGTCGACCTGTAACTGTTCCACTTGTACTGTATTTAATTTTTTTAGTGTATCCCCTGAAATTGGGTCTAAAAGTTTCAAAATTGTGACGATTATTTTCACCGTTTCTGGAGATAACTTCATCCAAGATTGTTTTGTCAATCTTTGCCGGCTGCAAACTTTCTAAAAAGTTTCTTATTTTAAGCCAGCTTTCAAGGTATTCCAGATCGCGAGGTGCAGTTAAACTATCTAGCATAATAGACTCTGCTCTTTTAACAGACTCTAAGAGAACAGACCTGGGAATTAGTAACGGAGAAACAAAAGAAGATGAGGTAAAGTGCTCTGTCATCTTTTGATACTTTTCAGGCAACAGATTAAATTCTTTGTCAGCAAGAATTTTAAGAAGATGTTGGTAAGATCCTCCACTTGCTGTAATATCTAATGAATCATCAGGTCCAGGCAGATTTCCAAACTTAACTTTTGACTCTCCAAGAATAACTTCGATTTGCATAGTTCTATGATAGTCTTCAAAATCTTTATTTTCAAGTTACAGCGAGATTATTTGCCTTTTTTCTTTTTTTGTGTAGCAGGAGCTTCTTTTGCATCCTTTTGTGCTTGGACAATTCCCATAAGAGAACTTGCTGCAGTTTTCTTAATATTAATGGTTCTACCAAATGCATCATTTTGTGAAAATCTTAAGTTTGTTTTAAAAGATCCTGGTGAAAAATTAAGAGTTATACCTGTAAGCATGTAGATGTTGTCAGCAGATGTATTTGTTCCAAAGTCAACAAAATATCTTTGCATATATTTGAATAATGGTGACCCAAAAACATCCATCGTTAGCTGTGTTGGGTACAATACCATTCCAAAATCACTAAATTTTTCAGGTAGACCTTCTGAATTTCCATTTATTGCTCTACTGATTGCCTGTGTTTTAAGCGCATCATTTTGCTGTGATGACAAATTTGCACTCAAAATTCCGGAGCCCATACTTCCGACGATCAATGTTGGAAAATAGTCATAGAAAAGATTTCTAATAAATGTTACTTTTCCAAAATTGTCAAGATTAAGAACTTTCGCATTTTTATAATCTTTTTCTAATATTGCATTAAGAGCATCGCGTGCTTTTAGATCGGCCGGAGTGGATGTTTTTGGGGTTTCATCGTGAAAAACATCTCTAGATACCAATAGAGAACTAATAGATTTATAAAAAGAGCTCAAAGTTTTTCCGTGTCGTGGAACTCGTATGTTGTTTGAAGCCTGACCATCTGTCTGCGGAGGATCTAAAACATACCCATCTCTAAGCACATCCATCAAAAGATCAGAAACAGGCTTTGATGGATCATGTGCAGCATCAAATATATTGACTCTTATTATAGATTTTGGAGATTCTTCATTAGTACCTGCTGCCCTTCTCGACGTAATTTCCATAGTAACTTTTGGTACAGTAAAAATAGGTGAGGAAACATTTTGCAAATTTAGATTGTGATAAACAGATGCCAAATTATTGAGTTTGGCAGTTTCTAAGGCAAGACCTCCGTCTTCTTGCTTGAGAAGCTCAGCTACTCCTTTTGCATACTCAGGACGACCCTCTTTAGAATTAAAGGTATCTGGGCTGAAAGCTCCTGATAATCCGTAGGCTAGATTGCTTGGATTTTCTATAAAATTATCTATAAGAATTCTAATAAAATCCTGAGGTGACATTGTGGTATTGTCTTTAAGATATTTTGTTAAGACTTTTTGTAGTGTGATCTTATTTTTATCTCCACTCTTTAAAAGAATAGGAAATTGTGAGATATTGTGATCTCTTACTCCGGCGGCATTCTGATTAAAACATCCAAAAATCATCATCACTTCAGCTGTTTGGGACAAGTCTGATGCTATTGCTTTTACCAAAATTTTTCCTAAAGATACGTATGAATCTTTGATAAGAAGCTCATCTGTAACTCCAATTTTTTGATGAGTTCTAATAAAAGGATCAGGAGTATCAGGAGTCGAAGTAAGCTCCTTTATAAAGTCATCAACTTCTTTTTCTCGAGAATCTCTGTATGCATAGACTTTTCCTGTCTCTGTTCCCGCTTTATCTTTATTCTTTTCTCCAATAAGCGCTGCAATATCTGCTATAACAGAATCTAACCCTACAATTGTTTTTTTCCCATGCTTTGAAAGGCTATGAGTTAACTTTCTAAGGCTTTCTCTCTCTTTTTCATCTAAGGAAACGATACTATTTGCATTTCCGCTTGTAAGTGACACAGGAAAATTTAGATCTGATTTTAGATTATTTATTTTTGATGACAATGCCATCATTAAATTATTGATTTCAGTTACACTAGCATTAGATTTATCTGACAGCTTAATTTCTTTTGTTGAAAATTCATCCATACCTGTACATACAAGCTTAAGATCAATGGAGACTGTTCCATTGGGATTAAATACCATATTATTGTTGACAACAGTAAAAGTATCAGTTACTCTCATTGCATCAATCATTTTGCCTATTTTATCATCAAATTTAGCATCAGAAGATCTACCTGCTGTTAAGTTTCCTGCAGGATGTGCCCAGCCATATGTGATATCCAGCTGAACAGTATTGTATGCCATAGGAGAGACTAGCATTGCTATATCACTTAATCTGCCCTTGTCAAACAATATTATTTTCATATCTGCAGTTTTCTTTTGCAAAAAACCGTGGCCCGATGAGACAGTCTGAACATTGAAAGCTTCTAGCGCCATAAAGGGTCTAAAAGGATCAATTCTGCCAGGAATCATTTCATTGTAGCCTAGATGTCCTGTTGCATTTACAAGAGTCTGGGGAGTTGTAAATATTTCCATTGATGCAACAGCACCCAATGTCTTTTTTCCAATATTTGCTTTTACGACACTAGAGCCAGGTGCATCCTTAAATTTGCTTTTAAACATGACGTCATCTTTATTGTTTATTCCCAAAAATGAACCTAAAGAAAAGGGTGCAAAATTTTCTGAATCAGCATCGATTCCCGTAGAAATTAAAATATCTACATACGGAACAGCCTGTGACATAGCGACATTTGTAAGAGTACTTAAAAATACTGCATTTATATCAGAATCAGCTGCATGTGTGGGAAGATCTGCAAGCCATGATTGAATCACATCAATTCTACTGCTCTCAGGGATGTTTTTAGTAATAGACTTAGCAGTATAAGTTACAGCACCGGGCTGCATAGTAGTATCGTTTACTAATGAGTGGGTCCCCTGATTTGTATTTCCCGTGCTATTATAGGGTATACTCCAATAATTTCCAACTGCATCTGCAGTATACGGTGTAAATGTAAAAATATTTTCTATTTCTTTGACAAGATTTTTATCTTCTTTTTTTGATATAGCAAAATCATGAATTTTTTTTGCTATTTGTTCAAATGAAGCTTGATTCTGTGAGCTTGCAAAAAAATCATCATAGATTTTTTTGATAGTTGGGTCATCTTGTAAGCCCTTGCTATCGTCTTTCTTCTTTGCTGGGTAGGATCCTGGCTGCCCAGATCCTTCTGCCGATCTTAAAAAAGCATCTCGAGAAGACGCAGTAATATACTTTTTTAGTTCTTCATAGGCGGCCTGGGCATCTTGTTTTGACATTAGACGTAACTCTCTACCTGTGAAAGATCGGTTGGGATTAGCAGTTTAGTACCTGGAGGAACTTGCATCCACCAACCAATTCCCGATGCAGCCGCTATAACCCACCAAAGCCTGCCGTCACCGTAATATTGACCTGCAAGAATATCAAGACGCTCACCTTCTTTAATGACGTATGAAATAGTTGATAATGAGCCGGCTTTGTTGGCTTCTCTTAAGTTTCTCAAAGATGAATTAGTTCCTAAAATTTTTCCACCCATGATTGCATTATCAGAGGCGTATCTGTTGATAGACATTATTCTTTATTTCCTCCGTTTTGCTTTTCATCTGGGTATATTGCATCATCAATTGCCTTAGCGACATCGAGCAAAACATCTGCAGCAACCTGCTTATTACTCCATTTTTTACCAAGTTGTACTTGATTAAAATCTTTTGGTTTTGAGAATGCAAGTGTCTTATCAGCTGCTCCAGGTCCTCGATCAACAGCATAGAAGTTGTCGTAAACATCGCCATAGGATCCTGCAAATCTTCCTGTAGGATGAGAAGGATTTCTGAGATTTCCGTCGTAATCGAGTCCCAGTGGCAAATCGTGAATTGGTGAAAAATTCATTGTTACTTTGATATTCTTGGGTGCTTTCTTTCCAGGAGAAATTTCCCAAGTTGATCCTTCATAATCAAGGGCTAATGATGTAATAAACCCAGCTAATCCTCTGCCTTTTGTTGAATCAAAAGATGCAACAATTGAATTTTTCTTGGCATCAAAAAAATTATCTCCCAAAGCAGCCTGAGCCTCGATACCTGCATCAGCAGTAATTCTATTTGCATCATATGCTGCATCAAATGCAAAGTCTTTTAGCATTCTTATGTCATTTGCTTGATCATTTGAAATATAATTTAGTACTGTACTTTGTGAAATAGATCCTTCATCATAGAGACCTTGTGCAGGAGCTATACCTACATCTGAAACTGCATACGCAGTTTGAAGCGCATTGGGTACAGCTTTTAAAGCAGTCAGTCCTATAGCCTCTCCGATAGAGCTATCAGTTTGAACAATCGTAGGAGCTGTATCTTTTGTTGCGGATTGGCCCGCGCCGAACAATTTTGCCAATCCAAATTTTGAATAATTTGACTTAAAGAGATCTCCCAATCTTAATCTAACTAAAGGTGAGGCGCCTGGAACTTGAGAAAAAGGTTGTATAAAATCTATTTTACCATCACTAGTTACTCTTTTTCTTCCTGCTGAATACTGTGGATAGCACATTGCCACAAGCTTATTAACTGTGAGCCAAATATGGTCAAAATCTTCTTCATTAAATGATACTAGTTTAAATGACAGAGAAATTGTTCTTTCGGCACCGCTATAAGTCTTAACAGGATCTTGTCTTCCCATACCTTTTGTTGAAGTATATTCTACAGCAAAATTTTCTGTAAATGACAAAATAAATGCAGGCATCGAAATCAATTCATCGGTTCTAATATCATGAATATAGAATGGCATGTATTCTGCATCAAGAGCATCTTCAACTTGTTGCACAGCTTCTTTGCTAGGCTTTATAGCTCTCATTCCTTGTAATTTAGTTGATGCTCTTCCTACATTTGGATCTCTTTTTTGTATCGCATAAAATGTATGAAGTGACAAAGGATTTGCACCAGGAGCAACATCATAGGCTCCAACAGGCGACCAACGTGAAATATGCTTTCTAATTGTTGCAACACCCGCCCAGGGAGGTATCATACCCAGACCAGTCAAAATTGCAGGTGATGCTATTCTTGAAGCTTCTTTTGAAAAAAGTCTTTCTGAGGGTGTTACATCTCTCATGCCATTTTGAGACTTAAAAGAGATATCTCCCATTGCAGCAATGACCATAGTAAATTTGTACAATTTAGATCTTGGATCGCTATTTTGTCCACTAAACGGGTCACTGCTAGGAGCTGATGGGCTATTTGTAGAATTGGCAGCTAATGATCTAAAAACACTCAGATAATATCCAGATGAATCTCCCAGATTTCCTGCCACTTTTGCCAAATCTAAAACTGTAATAGTATTTGTGTCAGGAGTTAATCCAAAGAAAAGTCGTAGACCTCGCTGAAGACATTTTATGAAATCATTGTCCAGATTGAATTCCGACTTGTAGTCAGTTGTTTTTTGTTCATAGGCATTGGCCCAGCGCCTGCTTTCTCGTTGTCCATATGTCAAGAGACCAGGAGGATTTCCAGACCACAAAAGAGGGACGCTTATAGCACCTTGCTTGTCATTTAATGCAACAAATCTATTTTTTTCAATTGATGCTTTAATTCCCATAGCTGTAGAAAGAATATTTAGATAACACTGTGCTGCCAAATCAATAAATGAATTATAGTCATCCGCACCCGGAGTTGGATCTCCTGGAATTCTTGAGTTACTTCTCATAAAAATTCTTGTTCTATTGTAATCCTGTCTTCTAGGGCTATGAGACCCATCTTGTAGTGCCCAAGGATAAATGCCTGATAGACTACTCTTTTGATCATCATTGAGAAGATCTACCATTGTGCTTCCTACAAATGGGTTTTCTTTCGTTGTCTTAGATGCAAGCATGCTTATTACTTTTGTAGATAGCTCCCTAGTCGTTACATGCTCGCTCGTATTATTAAAAGAGCCTAGTGTTCTTTGAATTGAAAAAAGACCTTTTGTGGCCTCTGATTCTGCACCAGCATGAGGATTTTGAATAAATTTTAGTTTTTCTTCTGCCGGACTATACATGTTGGCAGCTAACAATTCTGTATAAATGCTCTCCAGAATATTTTTTGAAATATCATTTTCGGCTGTCCCCATTGTTGAAAATGAATTAAGCAAAGTATGTCCGCTCTTAACAAGAGTCTTATTAGAAATACCAGGTTCACCTTTATCCAGCACATTTGAAATTTGTTCATCTGTAAAAAATGAAGATAGAATTTTTTCATTAGTAGTTGTCTTTGAAAGAGCTCCTAGCCCCGTTGATTCAAGGCCCAGCGTATTATTTTTAGCAAAAATTGCCTGATCTTCTCCGGGTTCTGAAATTGGAAAACTATTTTTTTCACCAGGGTGAACAGAATCTTTTCCTGATGTTCTTTTCGACAAATACATGCCTAGGGTCTTTTTGGCATTTTTTCCAATATCATTCGTTGCATTGGTAAAATCTACCGAATCTTTAATTGGCTGATATGATCCGTCTGGTCCAAAATTAGGATTTTTGAGCGCATTCTCAGGAGTGTTAGGAACGCTACCGACTGCTTGGGATCCTGGCTGTATTGCCTCTGGATGTGTATTTACGTCTATAGGACCTGACATTTTATGACCTCTGGCTCTTAGCTCTTCTTAGAATCACTCTCAATTAAATTTTCTGTTAGAATCTTTGCAAGATTATTGTACCAATAATTTTTTGTAACTTCAGGCGCTTCTTTCAAAAAAAATTGATAAGCTTGTGCCAGGTTATTTCCCTTCTTTAATTCTTTTTCTAACCATTCTTTTGCTTCTATTTCTGTCATCTTTTCCTTAGATATCATTATTTCTTACCTAGTGTACCGCCTAGAGAAGGTCTAATTTCTTTAAGATTGGTTTTAGATTCTCCTGTGGCAATATACTGGGAAGTTTTATCAGTGCCTAGATCAACCTGAATTAACTGTGATGCAAGAACTGCTGTATCTCGTGTAATAGAGATATTAAGACTTGTGTTAGGAAGATTGTGAGTAACCGCAACCTTACCACTCTTAAATGCCTGTGGGATTGCCTCAAGAACTGAGGCAGCTGTAGAGTCTTTGTGAAGCGTGTTATTAGCTGTTACGATCTTATTCGCAAAGTCTAAAATGTCATTTCCTCTCTGGAGGATGCTCTCAGTACTCATATTATTTAAAGTAGAAATAATATCGCTGTATCTCTTTACAGATGCATGTATTGAATCAAATGTCTTAGGACCCATTGAGAATCCTTTTACAGATATCAGAGATTCAGACATTTTTGACAATAATGCAGAAAATCCTACAATTCCAGAAACTAGATCTGTCTTAATTGTAAATGATTCAGGTTTTAATTCATTGAGCTTAGTTGTCAATGAATTAAATACTGTTGTTATGCCTTCGATCAATTTTTTTAGTTTTTTGTCAAAAGCTTCACCCTTTGTGAGAGATGAAATAGCTAGCATCGATTTATCTATTTCTAAATCAACAGACTTAATTTCTTTGACAAGATCAGTTAAAGAGCGAAGCTTTGTCGTCTTCTCTCTAACCATAATCTCTTTTTCAGTCTGATCCTTGGCTTTGGAAAATTTTGCTAGTTCTGTAATAGTCATTTGAGAAATTCTAATGCGTTCTTTGCTTTCCAGATCAGCTGCTTTTTTAATCGCTTCTGATGAATTTTTTGATGCTTCTATTTTTGACTCGGCTATTTTCTGTTCATTTTTTTCTAAAAAAATTGACATTTTTTCATATCCAAGGGCTATAGCATCTTCTTGTTTTTGATCTGCTTTTCTCATGGCATCATCTTCTACTCTTTTTCTTTCTGTTATTTCTGCTAATAATTTATTATTGAATTCTGTGGAATTTGTGTAGCCGTAGCCTGCGGACCGCTCGTTGTATTCTTTTGCCCATTTTGAATCTTTTCCAAGTGCATCCTCAGGCTTCGGCATTAATGCTTCGCCTATTTTATTTGCTAAGAAACCATCGCCTAGATTACTTACTATAAAATTTCTTAGACCTATAAGACTAGACTTTATGACAGGCTTCCATTTTTCTACTAATTCATTCCACCATGATTCAAGCTGTGGCCAGGCTGTATTTTGCCACCAATCCTTCAAGCCAACCCATGCCTCTTCAAATTGAATTTTTAATCCTGCCCAAAATGATCCTTCACCTGAGCTCTTTGTATCTTTAAACCAGTTTGTAAGACTTGTCCAGGCCTCAGAACCCCACTTTAGAAGATTCTTTCCCCATTCTTGCAATTTTGGCCAAATTCCATCTGTCCAAAGAACACCCATGGCATCCCAAATTTTTCCACCAGCATCTTTTAGTCCTTCCCAGATGGGTGAAAATATATTTCTTAGAATAACGCCAATATCAGACATCATTCCTCCGCCGCCTCCTCCGCCAAATCCATTTTTAATGATATCAGCGAGAGATGTAATTCCGCTAGCTATTTTGTCGCCAATGAATGAGATTAATCCTCCAACAATCTTTCCGGCAGCATCAGTAAACGTCTTAAGACCAGGCATAATATTTGACCAAAATGTTCCAATTTTTCCACTATAAGAATTGAATCCATTGAATAACTTTTCAAAAAATGATTTTATGCCTTCCTTTGGATCAAGTGAGCCTACAATATTAGTAAGTTCTTTAAATGCTGACTTTATAACCTTTAGAAATTCTCGTGTTGCAGCTTTGTCAAAAAGTTTAACAACGCCTTCTAACATTTCTCTTACACCAGGAAAACTTTCCATAAACATTTTTGCAAGATCTTTTCCTGCCTTATAGACCATTTTTAATGTATCTCTAATGCTTATCAATGAGCCTCTCATTATACCAAAGCCCATAACACCGTCACTAAAACCTGCTGTTAAAGCACTAAAGAAGCCTGTGATACCTTTGTTGGATAGATCCATGGTAGTAATAAGTTGCCTAATACCTTTTCCTAGTTCCTCCATGACCTCTTGCTGAGTTTTCTGCTTTTTGGCTGCACCATCAGCTTGTTTTGCTGTCTTGTTAAAAGAATTTGCTAGACCATTTTCACTGGCAATTCTATCCAATGTTGCGTCATCTATACTTAGTGTGCTCTTCAAATAGCTTCTCATATGTCTATCTGACAAATCTACGGCTTTGCCAGCATTATGCATAGCTTTACCAATCATATCAAGCTGTTTAGCAGGATTCTTTTCAGCAACAAGAACGAGTGGATCAAGAGAGACACCAATTTGAGCAAGATTTGATGCAACCTCGAGGCTCTTATCAGCACTTGAGAAAGTATCAAGAATTCCAGTTACTTGCTTGAGCTCAAGTCCCATCTTCTGGGCATAAGCGACGATTGGAGCAAAAGCTGCGGCACCGTCTCGCTGAAGATGTGGTAAAGTCTTTAGCAGCTCTGTCATGCCCCGGGCCATGAACTTAGCTGAGACACCATATGCTTCTAGTGATTTTGCTGCTTGATCTGCAAATCCTTTCACATACTTTAGCCCATCTTTGCCAATTCCCTGAGCAACTTTAAGCATTTCTGCGGCGCCCTCATTTCCAATTCCCATTGCTTTACCATAAAAGATTAAAGCACCTGCACTTTTTTCTAGTAAGCCCTGGAATTGATAAACAGAAGAACCTAACTTCTCATATAGTTCTTTGACGTCTTTGAGTCTTGCTGCTGCAGCATTATCACCGGCAGCAGCAGCACCAGTTGGAGAACCCACTTCTCCGGATGTGTAGACACTGGACATTGAGATGCCAAAGTCTTTTACACTTTTTCCAAAGTTTTTGTATGACGTCATAATACTTTTGCCGACGCCACTATTCAAATCTCCTGCAAATTCTTTAACATCTTGTTTTGCAGTTGCAAATGCAGTTAGTTGCTGGAGTGACATTGCTTTTTCTATTAGCTTATCTAAAATAAAAGTGCCAGTAATCAATGGCAGTAATGCTTTTCCAAAATTGTAAAGATTCTCTACAATATTAAGAAATCCAACAGACAATTTCTTAAGCGAGGACTTATTCCATTTGTCCATCATTCTATCAAAAAGACCTGCTTGACTGTGAGTCTTTGCCGTAGCATCACCAAATTTCTTTTGTGAATCAGCAGCATCTTTAATTGAATTTGACATGCCTCCGGTGCTATCAGCGGCTTTATTGGCCTGCAAAGACATTTCATCAAAGTTTACGTCAGTGTTTAGCTGACCCATTGCTTTTTTAAGTCTATACTGCTCTCTTAGCTGCTTTGTAATAGCAGCTTGCATTTCGAGCTGTGATCCAACTGCTTGTGTATCTTCTGCCATGTTTCCTCGCAGAGACTAAATATTGGAATAGAAAAGTCAGATGCTATGTAAATCGACGGTGTTTTGCAGGAACCTGATCTCGATGCTTTCCCGTCATTGCTCTAGTGTCAGCAGCATTAGAATCAGGAGCTCTACTTTGACCGCCTGAATTTTTTATCTCTTCAAGCATTCTTTCGACAAACCATTTTCGTTGCCAAATTGGTAGACTCATAGCTTCGCCATATGAGAATCCCATATAATACATGAGAGTAAAAACATATTCTAGATACAGTACTTTATCTTCAGATGTTAATCCAAAGAATAATGTTACTATTTCTTCAATTGTCTGGCCAGAAAAACGATGCGCCCATTGGTAGGCGCACCTCACTTTCTTCTCCGCAAGAAGAGCATGTCATCCAAGACTTCATTTCAATTCCCGGCTCATTATCATCCATGTATTTACGAAGAGCTCTAGAGTCGCCGGCGGGCATTGATCTTACAAATTGACTAATCTTATTTCGATCTTTAATTCCATCAATTTCAACTATTGTTGAAATAAGTCGTGAAGTTACAAGACTTTCAATTTCAACACCAAGTTTCTTCTTACGACGGTCAGCTTCCTGCGATATTTCTGTTTCATCAAGTCCTGTCAAGAACTTAAAGACAACACGCTTTTTTGTCATAGGCAGCACAAAATCAAATAAGTTTGCGCCTTCTACGATAGGACTAATTGAAAGATTCTTGATTGGCAGACCAGCAAGATTAAAATCCTGTCTATTTGTTTCATTGCATTCTGGGCAAGAAATCTCACAAGGATATTCTGCTCCATACCCTGTAATTCTTAGTGCAATCATTACGGCATTTCTATCACCAGCAATCATTGATTCAACGTCTACTGACTTGTCAACAATGCAAGATTTCAAAAGCTGTGAAATAACTGTTCCCTTCTTGATTAGGGCACGAGAAGTAAGAATATCTTCCTCACGAGCTGTCATTGATCTGATTTCAACAGTCTCAGCCTTATGCAGCGGTGTACCGTATGGATAAATGACACCTAATGATGGAATTGGAACAGCATCAACTGGAACTTCAAGCCCGAAATCATCCTTAATGACATTTCTTGTCATAATTCCTGCGGCTTGTGCCTGTTGCTGTGTAAAGACGTCGTTAGATTCTCTCTGATCTGCCATGTGATTTTACTCCTTGGCCTGATTGTAGTTATTCAGGCCTTTAGTAAAATATCTTCTAGGAAAAGTTACTTGATGTGCAGAAGCTCCAGATCAGCCCCAGATCAACTTTGGAGTCTGTCCACCGGAACAATCATAGAGAGAGAAGAAATCATTCTGGCACAATCCTCACCACCGCCAAATGAGTCCGGCCGGGCTTGAAGGCGCCGGCCGGATCTTAGCAGAGAAAGAACAGAAATTAGTACTGAAGAACTGCGTTATCGAAACGAAGCGTCAATGCAATTTCTACTGCGCCCGTGGCTTCGTCATATGAAAGATCATTAAATGTTGCACCGGTTACCCAGGCACCCTTAATGTCCCAAAGCTCAACAACAGTTCCGATTGGATCAAGCATCTTAAGCTGAATATCTCTCTTGTAGAAGTCAGCGTAACCTGCACGACCAGAAACTGACTCATAATGCGTACGAATCCATTCCATGACCTGTTGAGCACCAGAAGGAGCAATTGGATCATATAGCGTAACAGCCATTGTTTCAAAGGTTGTTCTACCTGCAACATAGCGGGTTGCATTAATGAACGGCAACGCAAGCTCTTCTGTCTTAAAGTTGGGTCTTGCAGTCGTCTTAATCAGGAATGAATCAATTCCCTCGATTGCAAGCACCCACCTAAATTTGCGCTTTGGCTCAAACTTATTTGGAAGCATCTCTGAAACTGAAAGTGTATCTGCCATTTTGTTCTCCTGTCTTGTCCTCTAAATATTGAGATCTCTAGTAACTGTCATTAAATCTGTGCACCAGCATTTGTTACATTGAAGTCAATTGAGATAAATTCTGTCGATCTTTTTGGTTGGACAAAAATCTTTCCACGAATTGTATTGTTCTCAATATCAGCTTGTGTTGTAGTTGATGTATCAATTCTAACACTGAATTTGTCAATTCCCTGTCCTTGCTGAATCTGTGCTAGGATTGGTGTAACCTGAGCAGAGAAAGCTGTCAATGTACTTGCTCTATTTGGTTCAAATACAAAGTTATTGGCAACGGCTCTAACTCTTCTTCTAACTTCGATAAGAAGTCTACGAACATTGATTCGATTCAATGCACTCTGTGATGCTAGCAATGTCTTCTGTCCCCAGATGATCGGTCCCGTTGATCCATTATAAGATTTAATTGGGTTAATTCCGGCAGGATATAGCACATCTGCATCACTTTGTTCCAGGCTCTGGACAGTTGAGAGGACTCTATTTGTAAAAGAACCTCTTGTGTAACCAGCGGGAGCAAACCACGGTGCATAAGTGTCATTCTTTGAGAATGATCCAAGGACTGCCACAGATGGTGGGCAAATAACTTCAGCTGGTAATCCTGTACCATCAGCATTTGCATCGGAAACATTAACATCTGGGAAGTATGTCGCTGCAAAAGAAGAATTTAGAGCTCTTGAGCGAAAATTATTCACAGTATTTGTTATGTTAGCTGCCTGGTCGGAACCCGTAATTATTACAGAGAACTTGTTGTATTCAGGAAGATCCATGATGTACATGGCATCAAAATTATTTTCAATTGCAGAAATTGTGTAATCAGTTACACCAGGTTCTCTAATTCCTGGAATTGCCAAGAGCTGAATGAAGGCATTTGTCTTGCTTTGCATAATATCAACAGCTTTTCTAAAAGCTGCAATAGTAGAGCCAGCCGTTCCGCCTTGATTAACAGAATCAGCCATTTCACGAATTGCTGCTGTGTTGGACATTGAGCTCTTTTCTGTATCAAAGATATTCAGACCATCAAATCCGCCCTGCATTGGCAAAGTGAAGCTTGTGAATTTTGAACCAACTGAGAAGTCAATTGATGGATCAAAGAATCTTGTTGTTCTCCAGCTGGAGTTTGTATCAAGAATAGATCCAGAAAGAACCCCGTTTCTTCTGTAACGAGCATTGACCCATTCATTTGGATCTAGTGCATTTAAATTTGTAACTGTTCCTGTAATAACTTCAATCTTTTCAAGGGTAAAACCATTGTTATTGAATTTATCGGCATCTAGTACAGATGAACCAATATTGGCTGCTCCTGCATTATCACCAACAAGAGAGTTCTGAAAGTTTGTGTGATACTTTGGAAAGTACTTGCAGAAAGAAACCACTGATGGATCTAGCTCTGTTGAAGCATTTGTGTTTGTTGGAGAAGACTGTCTTTCAAACTGAACGCCCCAAGTTAGATTAGAATCAAGCAGACCAGAAGGTGCTACAAGACTATTTCTAAGTGGAAGAGGTGGCTGCTTTACGGTTGTCAAAACGCTTGCGACAATTCCAATCAAGTTTGAATCAGTTAATGTGGCTGCTGTTCCTGTAAGAATTGAATCACTGACAACGATAGAGTCGCCGGCAGTCAATAGATGCCAAATGCCTCTAAACCCAGTTGGCAATGCAGTTGGATCAACTGACCCATTCTTTACACCTTCGGAAACTTCAACTCTTAGATACTGACTGCGATTTGCATAATCTCCCTCAATAACAAGACGCTGCTTGCCAGATGGCTGATCAAAATCATAGAATCCATGTGTATCACCAATGATCTTGGCAATATAGCTAGGAGAAGTTGGATCTAGATTTACGTTATTGTATTGCTCCAAGACTCTAGGATTATCATCTGTGTCTCTTAGACTTCTTACTAGAACACTAAACGTTCCATATTTGTTGTTTGTATTTGATGAAGCAGCAATATTTGTAATTGTTACTTTGACTTCCTGAGAAGCTGCGGCTCCGTCAGTAATTGAGTAGAATCTGAAAAGATCTTGTGATTGACCACCAAACTTTTGAGACATAACAAAGGGTGAAAAAGCTCCCTCATATCTTGATTCAAATCCTTCAAAATTTGGAATACCAAGTGTTGATGAGTCGCCTTTAGAACCGCTATTCCAGCTAGAGGCGGCTGACAGCATCATAGCAAAAGGACCTGTGCTTCCTGCAACACCAGTCTCAGCTGTGAGCCCTGTTCCAGTTACAACTGCCATTGCTTCATTGATATCATAACCTGCATAGAGATAGTGTCCCTTTGCTTCCAGCTGCGCTGGATCCGTATTTAACGTGGACACAAAGTAATTTTTCTTTAGCGGATCAAATGAAGCTGTGATAATTGTCTGATTATCTGAAGTCTTCTTTAGGCCGTTTACGAGAAGCACAAATTGCTGAGATGCATCGCTACCCGTATAAACGCTTCCAATTCCCGCGCCACCGTCGCCGGATCCAAATACACCAAATGCGCCAAAGGCTGAAGAGGTTGTAGGCTGGTTATTGTCATTTGTATTGATCGCAGATGAAAGAGAAAGAACGACTCCCGAAGGTGCCATTAAAATTCCTCTTATGACTGGGATCGAATTTGCATTTGTTTGCATACCTGCTTTAGAGAAAATGGTCGAACCATTTGACTCAGACATTAGAGCAGTTAGAAAATAAGTTCTACCAGCCACACCTGGAACCACATTATGAGCGCCGGCTGCTGTATTTGGTCCTACCAAACCTGTGCTTTGAACCTGCTCTGATCCAACAACAAATCCTGCATTGGTTACCTTACCGGCATTTACTCCGGATGCAGTTTTTGCAGATCCGTCACCAATACCTAAAGTTCTAAGATAAGTTGCAGATTTTGCAAAGCTTAGCCATTCTTTTACAGCAAGTGGTCCGAATTTCTTTCCGTCTGTGTTGCCAAAATTTGCAACAAAATCCAGATCAAATGTGGCGACAGTCACGGGAACAAATGCCGGACCTCTCAACGCGGTACCAATAACGCCGGCAGGAGATCCTGTAGGTGTCTGGGATGAAGGTCCCGACAAATCAATTTCTCTAATGCTGACTCCGGCGCTATTAAATGTTAGTTCTGCCATTTTGTCTCCTAAGTTTCCTCTCTAACTATCTATTACACGAACTGGACGCCAGAATTTGTTACAATGAAATCGATCGAAATGAACTCAATTGTTCTTGTTGGGACAATCACAATTTTGCAATTCATTTTATTTGCTTCAATATCAGCTGTCGTGTTATTTCTATCATCGCATACAACGGAGAATGATTCAACTCCCTGTTGAGCCTGGACTTGAGCCAGAATTGGAACTATTCCTGCAACGAGCTTTGCTCTTGTCTGTGAATCATTTGGTTCAAACAAAACTTTTTGTGCAACATCATTGACTCTGCGCTTGAGTTCGATGAGAAGTCTGCGAACATTAATTCTATCAAGTGAAGACTTAGCCTGTTGCAGCGTCTTTTGACCAAAGATTACAAATCCTCCTGTAGGGAAAGAAGCAATTGGATTGATTCTTGCATCATAAAGAGTATCTCTATCTGCCTGCGTGAGACGAGTCTCAACATTTTGCACAAAATTTAGAGATGCTCTATTGAATCCTGCCGGAGCAAACCAAGGAGCTGCAATCTTATCAGAGTATCCAAGAACTGACAATGCAGCAATTGATGAAGGAACCTTCACAACTCTGTTGTTGACTGTGTCCTGGATGCTTACATCTGGGAAGAATGTTGCACCATAGTTGTTATCAACAGCTCTTGCCGTGAAATTTTCTGAAGTTTGTGCAGGATCTGGACGTGCAGTTGAATCATCGTATAGACGATTTGCTGCACTATCATATTTGACTGTGTCCATCACATACACCACCAAACCATTATCTTTGCAAAGTGTCAAAGCATTGTCTGTAACAATTTTGTCTCTTGCGCCTGGGATCGCCAAAATATTGATATTTGTATTTGACGGATTAACCATGATGGCAGATGCGGCATTTAGAGAAGCAACATTGTTATTTTTTCTTCCTGCTCCGCCAAACAATGTTGTTGAGCCCAAAGGTCCTGCATAGCCTGTATCGGCCTTGCCACCATTGTCAGAAGAAAGAGCTCTATCTCTAAAATAGAATCTATCTCTATCTGTAATATCAAGACCGTCAAAACCACCATAAAAGATATTTGTGAACTTAGCATATGATGAAAATCTATTGAACAGTACTGAAGAAGTTGCGATCAATGATGCTAGAGTATAGCGAGCATCCATTGTCTTGTCTGTTACAGTATAGTCAGAACCGTTTGGTACAGCATCTCTAACATAAGCTGACTCTCTGATAATTTGCTCAGCAGATCCTGTGAAGACATCCGCAGCAAAAATTCCTGCCAATCCTGAGCTTGCTGAGCCTGTGGTCTGAGAGGTTGCAACTCTTGCAAGTGTGAACTTGTTATCATTGAATTCATCAGCTGCAGAACCTGTAACCAATGCGCCTAGCTGCTCAATTCCTACAAATTTACCATAAGCACTAATAAGAGAGTTAAAACCGCCTGGCTCATTTGTACGATAGAGTGCATTTGGCACACCAAGAACTGAGTCTGTGCTTGAGCTTAGCGGCATTTTTTGAGTATTTACACCCCAGTAGAGACGCGCATCAGCTATTTCATTGTTTCCAGGGGCGCCAAGGAATGGAGGAGTTGAGCCTGTATTGTATGTTCCATTTGTTACCTTGAATCTAAACGGCATCGGAGGAATTATTGATCCTGTCAATGCACCTGCTGCTATTGTACCTGAGGAATAAGAAAGTCTGCGAGCAGAAGTTCCTCCCAGAACAGTTCCGTCTTTTCCAACAAGAGCCGTAACAGAGCTATCTGTTAGTGTGTCCGTTGTCTTAAGAGTTGGAAGTCCTCTAAATCCAAATGGAAGTGACGTAGCAGGCACAATTTTCTTTTCAACATTGCTGTTTATAACAACTCTAATGAGCTTCGAAACATTAGGATATTTTCCTTTTACAACTAGCTTTCTATCACTGAGATTCTGTTGATCAAAATCAAAATATACCTTCTTGTCACCAATCATTCTTGCAACGTAGTTACCTGAATTTGGATCAAGTGAGCAATTTGAAAATCTCTCAATTATTTGTGGAGCTGTATCGGTATCTGTCAATGATCTGACCTGGACTTCGAATGTTCCGTATTGATAAGATGGATCAGTTGAGGCTCTAAGATTTGCAATAGAAACCTTGTAGGAATTATTTCCTGCTACTCCATCATCAAGCGTTTCGAAATGAAAGAGATCGTGTTCTTTTAGTCCAAATGGCTGTGAGATAAAGCTAGTTGTTCTTGCTGTTGTGTATCTGGTATCAAATCTACCAAACATTGCATTAAAGTCAATTCCTCCTGCCGGAGCAGCTGTTGCAGATCCTGAGACAACTGCAACCGTATAAGCTGCAGAAGATTTAACAGGAGCTAGATCGTGCTCAACAGAAAAGTCAGCATATAGCAAGTGTTGCTCATCAGCAAACTTAAGAGGATCTGTATTAAGAATCTTTCCAATGTAGGCTGCATCATTAGGATCGAGTGAGGCAGAAAGAATTCTGACGCCAGAATTTCCCTCAGCGGATCCAAAGGCTGGAAGTGTCGAGCTTAGAACTAGCTTGAAGTACTTGGGCTGTGATAGTGTTGATCCGGCGATGGCACCAACCTTGGCAACATTACCCTGGTATGCTGAGCTAATATTTGAAAAGTTCTTTGTGTTATCAAGTGTAAGAAGTCGTGTACCTGATGCAACAAAAACGATACCTCTTACAAGATTTGTATTTGTCTTGTCAATGACGCTGCTGTTATCAGTAAACTGTGGGTAACCAAAAGCTTCTTCATTTGGCAACGTATGATTTGCAACAATAAACTGAACAGAACCTTTTGCACCCACAGAACCGTTGGATGTAGAAATACTGCTTGCGCTAAGAATAAATCCTGCGCTCTTGACGATTCCTAAAGCTTCTGTGTTATTGAGGTCACTAATTGTAGAATTAGCTCCTGCTCCAAGAACTCTAAGATACGTGAGGGCGGATCTATTTTTTAGCCACTCATTAACAGCATATGGTCCAAACATATTTGGATCTAGTGCACCGAATTTTGTCTTAAAATCTTCATAAGATCCAACAGTTACGGGAACAAATGCGGGTCCTCTTTGTGAAACACCAATTACGCCGGCTGGCGTGCCGACGGGTGATTGCACCTGGACTGTTGCATCAATTTCCTGCTCGAAAAACCCTGGTGATCTGAAAGTTTGTTCTGCCATTGGCACTCCTGAGTTGTATTAGAACTTCTTGTTTGTAAATATCGTTCTGCAAAAAAAATGAACCTTACTATAAGACTTCGTAAACTGTCTCACCTGTCTTAGTAATAGTGGTCTTTTTTACTGTAACTGTTTGTCTATTATCAATTTTTTTCACAGAAAAGGGGTCGTCTATTGTCTCTACATAATTTTTTTGAATCGGATCATTTCCGCCAATAGCATGTCGAGGAACTGGTTGATCTTTATTTCTTAAATCATCAATTAAATAGTCCGATGGTTGTCCACTTGGAGGTCCTTCTGTAACATAATTTTGTTCAACGAAGCTAGGTGATACCTCGAAACTTATCTGGGGCGCTGAGACATATTTCTTTACAAAATTAGGTGCACCCTTGTAAGTTGACCCCACAAGATACCCAGTAACTTTGATGGGGAAACTTGTTCTCACATATCTTTCTTCTTCTGAGAAGTCTTCAAAGTTACTTTGGTTAGAAATAGTTTTATCAATGTATGCTACAAAAGTATAACCTGTTGATGTTTCTATTCTAAAAGATGGAGAAGCATGGAAATGGCTTTCTGTTGCAATGACAGAAAGCAGATTATTCATCTCCTGTGTATATTGAGTCCAAACTGAAATTTCATAATCTATTGTAACATAGACAGGCGGCGGCAATTCAAATATTTCAAAAATATTGTTGCCTAGCGTTGGAGATAAATCTCCGATTGTTGAAGTTACATCATCTTGAGTTCTTCTAGTTGCAACTCTATCAGGCATTGCCACTTGCTTGCTGACGGGATCAACAAAAGAATCTGGTCCTGCAATATCCTTAGAATTCTTAATTCCTTTCTTATTTAAAAGTCTCTGATAGATTGCATCTTTGGAAGAGAGTTGTTTCTTTATGATTATTGGAATGTCTGGAGCAAATGAACCTCCCATAGAATTTCCTAGCTCTATGTTCGTTCTCATAATAGAGATTACAGGTAAGATCAGAGCCTTGCTTCTATCTCTGAGAGGTTTCTTTCTAGCTATCAGTGCGAATCTTTCACCTGTTGCAAAAACTATAGGTACTCTTTTAGTGTCCTTTTTGTGAGTAAATAGCAAAGGAAGCTGTTTATCAAAAAGATCGAAAAGAGCTTTATCAACATCTTCGATCCTACAACTTGGGATTTCTACAAAATTAGTTGAAAGATTATCAGAGGGTTGCGCAGGATTTTGATCATTTCCATGAATTTGAGATCTAGTAGACATTTATTTTCCTATTAAGATTCGTCATAGAATGAAGAAGAAAAACCTGTACTATCTCCAGCTGGAGATACCTCAGCTGGTCCAGAAATTGGAGCATCTAAGATACCTCTTTGTTGAAGATTTCTAACATCAGCTGTTTCACCAAGTCTGTTATTTTCAAATCCACGCTGCTGAACAAATGTGTCCTGTATAGAATTCGGATCTGTCCATTGTTCATTTGTAGGACCGATTGGCTCAATATCAATGAGACCTTTGCGAGCCTGTTTACAGACTGCATGAATTCCCATTGAATGCTCAATTTGACCATAGATAATTGTATTTACAGTTGACTTTACAACTTCAAACCACGTGGCATCAAAATTAAAGAAATCTCCCTCATTGATATCAACATCTCTCTCAACTAAATCTCTAGCATGAAAATAAACTTCAATGGTATAGAATTCTTCGGAACCAAACTTATTGACGCGTACATCCTCAGGTGCATATTCTACTCTGCATTCAATTTCAACTGGAGGATCAAAGATCTTATTTATGGACTCTTCATAGACTTCATGAATATCCGAATATTCAGGTCTAACTTTGTAAAGATATATTTTTTGACCCACAATATCTTTGATGACTTCTTTAACAGTATCATTAATGAAGTCAAGTTCTCTAGGAGTTATAAATAATCTTGCCATCTATTACCCCATTGAAATTGCGCGGCCGTTAGGAATGGCCACTTTACTAAGAACTTTTGTAAGATTCTCAGACGATGTCGCCTCTTTTTCTAGAAGCTTATCATATGTCATCGTCTCTAACATCTCTCTAATTTGAGTAATTAATTTTTCTTTATCTTCTCTACCCTGAGAAACTAGATCATCTCCATTTAGAGTTAAGTCTGCTCCAGGGATTGGAATAGTCTTCATCTTACCTCTAATAAGACCTAAAAGTTCTTTACATAGAGCAAGAGTAAATTGACGAGTCCATTGACGACCAATCGAATTGACCAACGAAAATCTTAAATTACCAAAAGGAATATTAGAGGTATTGCTTACGCCATTAATAGTCTTATCTCCGAAGGGAGGATTTAGTGGATCTGCAGCAAACTGTACTCTAATCCACATGTTGGGTGTATATTGAACATTTTCCACTGTAGGCATGGGATAAATTCTTATATTTTGACCAATAACACGATAAGAGTAGTTTGATCTTCTAATCTTATTTGACATCTTAAGCATTCCGCCACGAAGAACATCTTCAAATGTTGGCAAAACATAGAAAACAGTTTCAGGTGTAAATGATTCAAATGCAAATTCATTATTTAGATAGTTGATAGCCGAAGTTGTATCAAAAAATCTATAGGCTCCTTGCGGGCTAAAATGGAATACTTCCATAATTTTCATACGTGAGCCCAAAGTATTGTAAGAACTGCTAACAAGCGGCATGCTAGAAGAAAGATCTACTAGATCTGTATAGAGATTGTAATCTTGCTGTCTAGCCTTTAGCTTAATGGTTCCTGAAACAGAAGTATAGGAGCCTCCCATGCTGGCTTCCATTGCATAGGGTTCAGCCTGACGTAAAAAGAATTCTAGCGTTTGTCGGGGGTATTTATTTTCTCCACCTGCCAAGGTACCAGTTTGGGTGCCCAGAAGATTATGAAGCTGGCTCTTTGCCTGATATTCATTTATGATTTTTCCGTATTCCAGAAAACTCTCTTCAAAACATGCCCAAATTTGTTTCTTGGTTAATTCAACAGACAATACATCATCGCCAAGTTTTCTTTTTACAAAGACGAACATACCGTCAGCTTCCGTTTGAAATTCAGCATCAGAATCAAAAAATCCAAACGGTGTAGGATTAGGTGTTGTTGAAAATGTTGCCATACTGCCCTCTTTCTTGTAAATAGGACAGAGCTCTTACTTTTGAAGTAATTTGATCCAAACTATCGCAACGGCCAATAAAAATTGTATTACACCGATGACAGTAATTGCTCTTATAGTAAAGTCTCTATTTTCTTTATGTTCTTTAATGATCTCTTTCAATTGAGCTGGAGAGACAACGTCAGTCATCTTATTTTTCCAGACATTAATTTCATCAACTTTAGATTCTCGAGTCTCAATTTTAGCAATGTCTCGACGGACTTCCTGCATCTCAACTCTAAGTGCGTCCATGTTGTCTGCGAGTGTTTCCAATTCTTTTAGCACCAATTTTGAGTATTCATTCCAGCCGTTGGCTGCGGGCTTATCGTCAGTCATTTATCAATTCCTTCTTCTGAATTGGCTAGTATTTGTAGAAGAGCATTGGATTTCTGTACAAGATCTAACTCTTTGTTCCTGTAGATCTCAAGAAGTTTGTCACAGATTTCCGCCTTTTTGTCCTGCTGAGATTCGAGTTTCGCCACAGCTTCGAGTGTAACTCGAAGCGCTTCAAATCTACCACTTTGTCTTGCGGATTTTGCTAACATTGTTGGCCTCGAATAAGAAGCGTGTCGGGAGCGGTTTTAATTTCGCTCCCGACACGCCGAAATGTTAGGAAATTACCGCTGTACCTGTAACAGGAAGTACCAAAAAGTGCAAACCATTGCTCCACAATGAGACAGCATCACCAACGGCTGTCGAATTAGTAATTTTTGAGCCGCGGCTGCCGCTGCCAACTGCAAGCACTGTAGTTCCAGGGACTTCAGCAGAGCCTGTAATCACGTGAGCTTTTGCAGAAGCATTTCTAAAACAGAACATTCCGCCTGGTACCGATGCAGCAAGAGGAAGAACGACTGTAATCGCAGAAGTTCCGGAAATTGTATAAACGCCCGGAGCAGCTACTACATAGGGAGATGTAGTAATTTGCTGGACGGGTGATGTAGGAAGTGCTGTGTGAACAACAGCACCTGTTGTTGTAAATCCTGAGCCTGCTTTAACAAGAAGACCCTGTGTATCATTGACTGTAACTGATGGCATGACTTACCTTGTCCACATGCTTCCGGAACGCCAGTGGTTTAGCGTAAAGGTCCCGGGCTTAAAGGTAAGTATGTAAAAAATTTCAATTTGTCAAGAATTACGTATATTTTTTAGATAATTTATCGGCCAAATTATTTCTTTCTGGAGCTGAAAGGAGCCAGGATAGTTCTCTCAAATAAGAAAAACCTTGCTTACTGATACTTATAGCAATTTCACGGGCAGTTGCTTCTTTTAGAGGAAAATTACGATTCTCCGTTAAATCTTTAGTAAGCTGTTCCACGTTAATTTCTTTCTTTACAACTACAGCTACAGTCTTTTCTTCTTGTACAACTGGCACAGCAGTTTCCACAACTGCTTCCACAACTGCTTCAGTTGTAACTTCCTTTGTAACTACTCGTGCTGTTTGTGCAACCACTTTATTTTTCACTGCCATAATATTTGTGTCTCCTTTTGCTGGACGTATAATTGTAAATATCTAATTTGTAAGTTAAATCAAAACGGGCCAGAAATTCCGACCCGTCTTAACTAATCTAATTTTTATTAAGATTAAGCTGTCTTAGGTACTCTCTTCTCAGTTGCCTGATCAAAAGCCGCGTTACGAAGTGCAAGAGCCGCATGATCTGATACCACTAGTTCTCCTGCCTTCACTACATATTCCTGACCATCATCAGCAACAAATACCAGAGGTGTTCCTGCTGCCTGTCTACTGAGATCAAGATGTGTCTTTTGCGGGTCTCCCGCTAGATAAACGTATGATTCTGCCATGTTAGTTACTCCTTATGTTGATATTAGCTTGGGTTCTCAAGACTGTAAACTCTGCTTGCCAATTCATCCAGAGCACCATGTACTGAGTACGGACTGCCTGACCAGTTGCCACCATCGTCAGGCGTGTAATAGATGATTCCTTGATGTGGGCAGTAATCCACACCTTGGCATGGGCTAAACTCTGTTCCTGCAAGTGGATAGAACTTCACAAAACCACAACCAACAAACGAGTCGCTGCGGATCTGACATGCACTACCATCCGTCTGCACTATCACAAAACCTTCAACTTTGAATGAGTGCCAACGAGTTGTAGCACCATTGACCAGTTTCAAGAATAGCTTGGAGCAATGTTTGACATAGAATGTTTCATGATTTTCTTCGCAGTTTCCGGTATGGAACTGAACATTGTCAAGAACAAATTGATTGTCAGTGCCATAACTGTCAGCAACATAGAAAACCGCTGCAAGTCGATTGATTCCCCAGTGAATGTGACCGTTATTTGCATCGTTAGGAACATAGTTGCAGTTTCTGAAAGTCAGAGTGTTCTCATCAATGACGCTATGAACATAAAAGCATCCATTATTGTCGCCTGCGCCGGCATTGCTGATCTCAATCGCACGGCCAACATCAACCTGTGAAAAGAGGTTACCTTCATCGTTGCGTGCAAGAATGACCAAATCACCTTCACCTGCCGACATGATGGCTTTGCAACCATGTGGTGAACCACAGTAATCTTCGCCATAGAATTCCAGATCCTTTAGGCCTGCGACACCATAAATTCTGCAGGGATGATCAATATCGCTTTCCGTATAGACCTGCAAAAGTGTTTGCTCACCACGATATTCTTCGCCGCAAGCACCCGTTGCTGTGCCAACAATTGTTGTGTTATTGAGTGTCCAAACGCCGCCTGGAATCTGTACAGATTGGCAATTAGCATCAGCATCAATATAAATTGTTGTTGGTCCATTGCTACTTTGAACTGCAGCCACTGCATCAGCCCATTGTGTGAAGTGACCCGCAGCAGGGGCTTTATAAGGAGCCCAAACTGCATAGCTATTTCCGGAACCTTGTGCCGGAATTTCAACTATAAATGTAGGAGACTGTACAGAAGAATCTCCTTTGAATTGCTCCATCACAATACCCTTGTCTGTGATTCTTGTAATAACTCTTCCCGTTGAAGCTGCCATGTATATCTCCTAAATTAGTTGATTGAACGTCGTTCTCTAGTAAATATCTGATTAAATTGAAATAAAACAACGCTAGACAAAAAAAAAAGGGCCCCAGGATTTCTCCCAGAGCCCTTTTCAGACCGAAGTCTCTAATCGCTTAGATCACGTTCATGTCTAAGCATGTGACCGTGCCGAAGAAGTCAGAACGAACCATCTTCTTACCATAGCGAGTCATCACGCCCTTACGAGGTGTGAAATCTTCTGGCGCAAAGATCGTTGGGGTGACGATCAACGGAACGTATGGAGCATAGACGTATCCTGTCTCCAAGTAGCTTCCGCCCTTGTATCCAACAAGGATCTTATTTCTGGAGAAGTAAGGATCCTTGTAGACTGTAAAGCGGTTAGACAATGTACCAACCTTGTCAGCTCCGATAACCATTGGCTGGGAAACCTGGCCAGCGCCATCGAGGCTGTATGAAGGCTTGTAGAAGATCGAAGCTTCGAGGATCGTAGCAACTTCTGGTCCAACAACAATGAAGTTGGCGGAACCGCGAAGTGTCTTACGGTGAATCTCATTGGCAACGTCGATGATTGTCTCAATCAATGTCTCGTACCACTCGCGGACGGTACCTGTGAAGGCTGGTCCTGGGGTGAGGTTTGAGTTACGTGCAACTTCTGCACCATTGGTCTTGTTCAGGAACTTGCCTGGGGCACGTGACCAGTAGTAGTTGGC